TGACGGGTTATTCCATCCAAATCAATTATCAGATTAAAAGAATCAAGGCTGTCCAGAGCTGCCCTGAAATTAAGGCCAAGATCAAGCGAACTCAAAGTCAATGCCTGAAGAATGGCATCTGACATTTCATCGACTTCTTTCCTTCCGTGATACCTTGACCAAATATGGATTGTAGAATATATCTCCGTACCATCTTCGAATTTATCACACCAGGGTTTTGCTGTTATTTCCCCCATAGTCACGTAAGGGAATTTTGCATTTTCCGGATGATCGTCGTATATCGAATAAGATGTTTGCGCCTCCAGGCGGTCAATCTGTGCCTTGTGCAGGGTGAGAGTCGGGAGTTTCATTTTTCACATATCCCCTTGAGTCTATTGAAATACTTATCTACGATAGCGAGGTAAGCAGGGAGAAGATAAGGCTTTGCCGGCAATCCCCGCTTTGCTATCACTAAACAGATCGGCCAAGCGGAATCAAACCCATGTCGCTTCGCCCATCCCTCAAGTGCATCGGGAGGAGGGAAATGTGGCCTTGTCCCATATTCAACATGTGGACCGTAAGGAGCGGTCGGCCCGATCTCTGCGGCTAATCCCCCTTCAACTTTATCCACTAATATCGTATTCGCTAGATTGCCTAGATCCCAGGACCCCATCTCTTTAAGATTCTTTTTTGCTTTTTTCTGAACATCCAGAGCGGAGGCATAAGTCTCTTTTTTAAATTGCCCTATCTTTTCATCACACATATTTTTTAAATATCGACGTAATTCTTTGTCTCCCTCAAGTTTCATCGTGACTTTCATTACGGAAGTTCCATTGCGACAATTTCCATATCGATTCCAAGTGAGTAAGTAACGTGTACTTTTCCATAAATATCGTTAAACCTACCCATTGGAAAAGGCCCAATTCTTCTAGCACAATTAGCATCAATTATAATTTCTATATTGTGATTATAACCAAAGGAACATTTCCCCGGTGATTCAATAAATACTGATCGGTAAAAAGTACCATTCAAATTCGCCACATAAATGAAAGTACGGCCATTATTAATAAATTCATGTCCTTCTGCTGAGCCCGGCGTATAGCTTGGGTCTAATCCCGATAAACTAATTTTTTGTACAACTAAATCTGCCATTCTTTCCTCCTATTTTTCCTCCTGACACAAAAGCTCCAGGAATTCCCGGCGTTCTTTCATGTCGATTATGGATTCTATATTCAGATATCTCTCCCCATGTTTGATCCGCATAGTTTCGTTAACATCTGTCCGGTATCTAATCCTGATCCGGTGACTGACCACATTTTTGATCTGATGGGCATAGAAATATTCACGTCCTGATAGAGGATCAACCTGCGCCCACACAGTAACGACATCCTGCCAAATTTCCGTGTGTCCTTTGTAACCATCGTCTGTCTTATTAGACTTCTGAAAGGTGATCTGATGCCGGAGATCGCCGATTTCTATCTTGACCCCTTTCTTCGTTTTCATTAGAAGCTCAATATTTTAAAGGGGAAAAATACCGATTTAAGATTTTCCGGGATCTCAATCGTTCCCCTGTTTTCATAGAGATAGCCGATAAGCTGGAGAATTCCTTGACGTAAAGCCGTATCTATATCCGTTGCAGCATCCCCGTAACCAGCCTTGAATTCCACGATAAACGAAGCAAACCCTCTGTGATACGGCCAGATAAGCCCAGAAATTGGAGTAACACGACCAGGGGAATTCTCAGAGGCATCGAACATATAATCATCCGGATCAACAAGGCTCTCATCCCCGTCTGAGTCAATAACTGTGATAGACTCTACTGATTGAAGGGGAGGCTTTGGGATTTCGATTATGTGGGGGGCTGTATCAAGATACATTTGCCAAATCTGCGTTATAAACGCCCTCTTAGTTTCTTTCTCCGCAAGTTGCCGGGCCGTAGTGATAAGATTGCCGATCAAGATATTGTCGGCAGCCGAATCGACCCTCAGATGATTTTTAGCTTCATCCAGCGTAACAGGTTCTATGGCCGGCGCGGTTTTTAGTTTCAGTCTCATTTTTGCTCTTGAGATGCGCTCTTGGCTTTGTCCTGTTCGGCCAGCTTTTTATCCAAATATCTCTTGGCCTGATCCTTTGGCAGAGAATAAGAAGCCCCTGTTTTATATGTAACAACATTTATGCCGTCAGCCGAAAACGGGACATCTCTCAACATCCTGATTCTGATTTTCTTTTCCATGATCTTCTCCTTTTAGGAAAGAGGAGGGAGCACTAGGCCCCCTCCCCGTACATTCGGTTTCACCTTTAGACCCTATACAACATTCCTAATTCTCTACTGTACCGGTGCGTGTCTCGGATTTATCAGCAGAATTGCGCCAAACGCCAAACCTGTTCCCGATGTCGTGTCCAGCCGGAGATACCTTTTTGTGCCAATATACTCGAAGGTAAAGATTTCGTTGTCTGTATCTGACTCTGCCGTGGGTTCCAAACCGTTGAGATCAGCATCGGGAACAGCCGCGCCATCGGAAAGGTTGGCGGCATCGCCATGCATCAACTGGAAAGGCATGTCGACTGTAATCGCTCCGCTCCCGCAGATTATCAGGGCGTTTTGATAGCCCAGAGTGTCAACGATCGCGTCGCCCGTCTTGGCTCCTGCGCCAATCGAAGCCGGGTAAATGGAATATTTGGGTAGTGCATCTTTGTATAAACTTCTCATTTCATACCTCCTTATGTCTGGCCTACACCGACATAAATAGCCTCCGCAAGCACAACCTGACCCCCGACCCTCTTCCTGGCGATAAAGCCTACCTGACCCGCTTCTGCATAGAGTTCAACTAGGCGTTGGATTTCGATCTGAACGCGGTCTGAAATCACATAGCCTTTCTTGAAGTCACCAAATGCCATAGGATAAGCACCATCAGCACAAGCTGGCATAGCAGGGAATTCCTTAACAGGACTTCCCAGGAAATTTCCCGGTGTCCCTTTCTGCCAATCGGGTTCCCAATAATACTTGCTATTAGCATCTTTGGCCTTCCGCATATAGGCAATGGTGGCCCTGTTTGCGACAATAGTCCCGTTCTGAGCATAACGTGATTTGGGAGCAGCCAAGAGATCAATCAGGCCATTGATAACGAGTGCTAGATCCGAATGGTCATAAACCACGGTCGACTTATTCACAGCAGCATTAACCAAGAATCCCTCGGGTTTATGTATTCCGTTCCCAGACACACAGGCTGTACCTTCGGCAAGTCCGAACTGTTCTGTAAATTCGCTATTCAATTCGGCCTCAAGATTAAAAGCTGCGTCCTCTAGGGAGCGTTTTGATATCTTCACTAGCGCATACATCTCATGGTTTGGGATTTTCTCCATGCCATAGGCAAGTCCTTCGGTTTCAGCCCTAGTGCCAATCTCTCCGACCCAGAGGGCGGCAAATTGCCCGGTCCGTTTGGGGATCTCTGAATAATCGCTTGATGTAGGCTTTACATCGGCAATCTCTCTCATAGGGGTAATTTCGGTTATACCCTTGATGATTGTATTGACCATCTCACCTGGTGCAAGATAACTGATTCCACTAGTACCGCCAATTGTCAGCACTTTTTTCTCGTCGATGTCAAAAGCCTTCATCACTTCCGGACTCAGGAAAGACCCTCCACTACCGGGTCTGAGTGCTTTCTGTTCATCCTCTTCTAGGACACGAGATCCAAACCGTGCCCATTTATCAAAGGCTTTTTTCTCAAGATCCACCTCGTTTTCTTTCTCCTCACCTAGCGGCACTCGCTTCATCTTGGTTTCGATCTCATCAAGGCGGGTTTCAACGGCTGTGATCTTCTTGATTTCCTCGGCTATTTCATCAAAGCGTTTATTTGCTTTCTCCTCGTATTCTTGAACCTCGCCTTTGGTAAAGATCCCGTTCTCTTTATCCTCGACCTTTTTACGGATTCCCTCTACGAGAGTTCTCTGTTCCTCGAGAAGTTTTTTTAATTTTTCTTCATCCAATATTTCCTCCTAGTGATATATTGAGCTTTTTAAGCTCTGAACTTAACCCTTCAAATGACGGCTCCCAGGTAGGTCCGAGAGTGCCAATTTCAAGCGGCTCCCATTCCTCCCGGAGTGTCTCCAGATGGGTTATTGAATTCTTTATTAATTCGAAACTCTCTCTTGAGAGATTTTTAGCTGTTTCGATAGATAATATCCGACCTAATATTCCCTCAAGGGATTTCTCCGCTGCTTCAAACCGGATATATGAGATGTTATTATCTTTCAACCATTCCTTCGCTTCTGCAATCGTCCAGCTTTTAGTTGGAAATCTCAATGCTTGAGGGATAGGATTATCATCGGGATCATCATTATCCTTGAGCTTTCCCCATATCACAGCTACGGTTGATGGCACTTTCTTTGATCCATAAATCTTTCCATCATTCTTCCTTCTGAATGTTTCCGAATTGAATAATTTTGGATCTTTCAATCGTGCTGAATGTTCATTGGGGTAGGGCTTGAATTCCTCCGCTTTTATGCTGTCAATATCCGCACCAGGACAGGCTTGAAAGTTTCTGGTTATGAGTGCAATTTCATGTAACTTACATTCTTTCAATCTCCGAATTTCGTTATCCCATTTATCCTGCATGGTTTTGAATCCGATAGACATACCTGAGATAGCCCCTTGTTGTATAAGACTTCTTTTCTCCCTGGCCGATTGAACATCTAGATTTAAATGTCCCTTTACTCTTAATCCCAAATTCTCCTCTTTGGGATAAATAATTCCCAGCGGTTCCCTTATATCATGGAACCAAGTTAGGGGAAATTTCCCATCATTCTCTTTTAATGTCTTTTTAAATGCACCAGGAAGGACTACTTCATTATAACTATCCACAACATCAAAAACAGAAGCAAATCCCGTAAAAGTTCCCTTCTCTTCGTCTATATCATCTAGGTTGAATTTAAAGTCTTTGGTTTCCATAATTAATCCTCCAGGCGGTTAATAATAATTTCCCCGTCTTTGTGTTTTAGTATTTGGAATATCGCCCCTTCATTAGACTCCTTCCCGAAAAATTTAAAAAATCCATAGGAGAATTTGATCCCCTCGATTTCTATAATCTGCCGCAAAGGGTCGTCTTTAATTTTTATCGGAGTAATTTTATAGGTTTCCATATTCTTCTCCTAATTCTCGTCTTCTGATATTAAAATGATCCCTTTTTCTCCAATAAAAACGGAGTCCTTACTACCAATAAGTACGACATCTTCTTTTTCTAAAGGCCGTGAACCCATCTTGGCATATTCGATCCCCTCGAGTATTAGATCAATGTTGTCAGCCAAGTGCTCATGCAATCCACCAGCTACTATCAGGTTGTGAACCTGAGTCAATGTGATGGGATCAGACGCAAGAGTATGGAGTCCGGCATTGATTAGAAGATTATGTACCTGTGAAAGCGTGATATTCTCTGCCGCATGACCATGCAAGGTATCCGCTATGACCAGGAGGACTCCGATAAAAAGATCGATATTATCTGCGAGGTGGTCATGGAGGGTATCGTTTACGGCAAGATTATGGACTTGTGATAAGAGAATCGGGTCAACGGTATGCCCATGAGCTGCATTATTTATCAATAGTTGATGAACTTGAGAAAGTGTGATGCCATCTGCCGAGATTCCATGTAAGGCATCCTGGATGATAAGCATGATCGCAACGTCAAGTGTTATGTTATCCGCGAGGTGATCGTGTCCGCCGTCGCTTATCGCTAATTGATGGGCCTGTGAGAGAATTATCGGATCGACCATGTGGGCATGGAGGGCATCCGCGATAGCAAGTAAATGAGCTTGAGTCAAATCAATACTATCCGATAAATGACTATGCAAAACCTCTGCGATTGCCAGGATATGAGCCTGTGTTAAATCAATATTATCGGTAAGATGATCGTGAACCCCATCAGCAACGACTAGAGTAACTCCTCCTGCATCTGGGACTTCGAGGTAAGCCTGTGTCACTCTTATCCATTCGCCCGATTCAACACCATCTTCGGTAAGATGGATATATACCTTGCTATAATCTAAAATTGCATCGGCTTCGGCTTCTGAAAGAGTATAATTTACGTCTAAATAATTATCGCTTCTGTTTGTCTGATTCTGTAGATCAACGAAAAAATTCTGTCCAGGACCACCATAATCATACACAAGTTTTACATCTAATTTCTCTGCAAGATCGCTTCCTTGTGACCTGAAAAGTACATGAAGAATATGCCCCGTTGATACCCCTGGATCAGTTACGGAATCTAGTTTATAGGCACAATGACTTCCGTTCTCATCAGCATTAATGTAGGTGCTATCGTCATCAGATATTGCTTCATCAATTTTATCATAGAGGGTTGTAGGGCTCGTAGGAAATGGAGTCCATCCCCCTGCATGGTGGTCAGAAATTGGACGCATATATTGTGCCATTAACAAAACCCCAAATACCAAAAATAAGGACAGAAATCTTCGCACATTAACACCTCTCGAAATTAACTCGGATCTGCAATCTCAATATCCCAGGCCGGAAAGGTGACCGTATTCCCCTGCGTCAATGCCTGAAGCGTACAGGTCGTGACATAGAGGAGCTTTGTTTCCGAAACATCACATAAGGCTACATGATCAGCATCGCCCGATTGATCGACATCCACGGCCGCTTTTTCATCCAGTGTAGTCTTACGTCCATTCGCATCCCCATCCCCAGGCCCAGTAAAAGTCGGCACGACATCTGCAAGGGCTTTTCCCGCTCCCGTCCCTTTCTCAGAATGAGCATGTTCATAAGTCGTCGGCTCGCCCTCACAGGCGGTCATATAGTCCGCATTATCCTCCAGATATTGAAGAGCCGCGTCTAAAACATCGTTATGTACTGATTTTCCCATTTCGGGCCTCCTGCTTTTCTTTCAATCTTTTATCAATCCTCTGGAATATATCCCGTATATCGATAATTCCATTCTGGATTTCCAGCACATGATTGAAAGGTTTCTTAGCTTTCTTGGTTCTTTTATCGTCCATCCCTACCTCCTAACAGAATAACCAACGCTACATTGACATTGTGGGTGTGCCGTAGGGACATCATCCCCACTTGAGAAGGTCTGATTGACCGGGATCTTTCCATCACCCTCATTATCAGTACAAGTATCACAAGGATTTCCGCCCCCTGCGATCCATTCCTTTTCCGGTTCTCCCGGTAACCATCCTTCATCCCTTGCCTGTTTAACCGAGTCCCATTGACCAAAATTATAGGCATCTGATATC